GGGAGCGCGCTTAACCTACGGAGACAGGGGTTCGATTCCCTTAACGTGCGCTATGTGTAGGGGATAAGCAGAGAGCCCGTTCAACCACTTATCCCACGGGACGCACAGAAACGTATTGCGGACGCGCGATGCGGTGCCGGACGGGATTCATTGTTCGGCTGACCGTTTACGGTTGGTCGCAAACAAGGTTGGTTCGACTCCAACCACGGCACAGTTGCCGGGTCGCTCCCGGATGATGTGAGAGGACGGCAGGAAAACCCTCACAGAGAATGAAAATGCCCCTTGCAGTTGCCCGACAGGGAACGTAATGAGGTGCTGACCATAAAGGCAACACCTTCTGCAATCGGAACCTGTCCAGAGGAACTTACCTCAGTCGGTTAGAGGAATCGCCTTATAAGCGATCAGTCCACGGTTCGATCCCGTGAGTTCCTACTGCGGAACGCACCGAGGTGAAGGATGGGGCCTCCATCCAAGGTGGTGCAACACCACCCGTTCCGATTTTGCTGCGGTGGCGAAAAAGGTAGTCGCAATGGCAAAGCGGTGGGAGTGATTCGAGACGTCAGACCCACGTCCATCTCGAACTGTGAGGTGCAAATCCTCACCCGCAGCATCCAGAAAAAACGATACGAGAGAACCAGTGGTTGCAATCCGTGTTTCAGGGAGGGGAGTCCGATGAACAAGGTGGATCATCACAGGTCGATTTGCAAGGAACTCAACGACACGTACCGGAAGAAGAACGCCGCATATGGCGATTCCTTCGGAGAGACGTACCGAAAGCTCGGCATCATCTCAGCGGTCACTCGCATTACGGACAAGTACAACCGTCTTGTGACGCTGGCGACTCATGCAGACATCTCTGCCAACGACGAGAGTCTTACGGACACCCTTCTTGACATGGCTAACTACTGCATCATGACGGTCATGGAGATGGAGACTGTGGATGCTGCCGGTGACGGCACAAGTGTGGCTGAGAGGGTTGACCGCATGACTAAGGGGGTCCAGGCTTGAACATCCGGGTGAAGTACGAGAATGACGCGTATAACATTCAGCCGATCACCTCTGCTCATGACGGCGAGTGGTTCGACCTCCGTGCTGCAGAGGACATCCACATGATCAAGGGCGACTTCCGGATGATCTCCCTTGGAGTCGCGATGGAACTCCCGGAAGGATACGAGGCGCACGTGCTGCCGAGGTCCTCGACCTTCAAGCATTACGGCATCCTCCTCGTAAACGGGATGGGCATCATTGACAACAAGTACTGCGGCGATACGGACATCTGGCATTTCCCCGCGCTTGCCACGAGAGAGTGCCACATCAACAAGGGCGACCGCATCTGCCAGTTCAGAATCGTCAAACAGCAGAAACCGTGCGACATCAAGGTCGTGAGCAGTCTTGGAAATGAATCACGCGGAGGCTTCGGAAGCACCGGCATCAGGTGATAGGAGGGCGAGATGAGAGTAGATGGGACCGGAGTCTATAAGATCTATAGACTCACGAACACCGTCAACAACATGGTGTATATCGGCATGACCTCGCAACCCATTCGCAAGAGATGGAATAACGGAAATGGATACCTGCCAAAAAGCAGGATGGGAAGAGCGATTGCTGAATTCGGGTGGGGTGCGTTCGTTGGCGATGTTCTTGAAGATGGATTAACAAGGGAAGAGGCTGATGAGCGCGAGAAATATTATATCGCCTTGTTTAAGTCTTCTGACCCGGAGTATGGTTACAATGTTTCCATTGGCGGGGTTAAACCCGCACTCGGAATCCATCATGATGCAGAGACTCGGAAGAAGATATCGGAAAACAGTGCGAAGTACTGGTTGGGCAAGAGTCTACCTGACGATATGAGGACCAAAATATCCGAAGCGAACACGGGAAGGACACCGTGGAATTTCGGTAAGCACTTTGATGACAAAGCTAAGAAACACATTTCCGAAGGAATGAAGCGAGCCTGGAAGGAAGATATTACACGGCATCCACGGTGGGGTAAATTTGGGGCAGACAACCCCATGTCGGTCAAGATTCTCTGCGTGGAGACCGGGGAAGTGTTTGACGGGGTTCGTGATGCCGCAAGAAAGCTTTCTATCCCGTCACCGAATATTTTCAGGGCATTAGCGTCCGGTGGAAAGAACAGTGCCGGTAAGGTGGATGGAAAGCGGCGACACTGGAGGTATGCATCTTGATTACCATCGAAAATACGGTCAATGCATCAGATGAGCAGTGGCGGTCAGTCATTATGGGAGCAAGGAACCCGATGAATTCATGGGGCATGTCCGACAGCTCCTATCATCCGTTGGTCATCGGTGAAAAGGATTTAAGCCTTTTGATGTCCCTGTCTAAAAGCGGACCCGACCATGCCAAGTATCTAAGAATGGTCCCGGTGTATACGGACATCACAGCACCTCTTTACTGGTGGAAAGAGTATGACACCTACAAGGTTGGCACTGTGGCGAATTCGTGCAGTACGATGCATAAGATAACCGCAAAAGAGTTTGAACTTCAGGATTTCTCCACCGAGAACCTTTCCGAGACGGGTCTTGATGTGCTGAAGCAGACCATTTGGAGATTGAATTCAAAGCGTGACGCATATCGTATCAACAAGTCTAAAGGCGACTGGTACGAACTGATCCAGCTATTGCCGTCTTCGTACAACCAAAGAAGAACCGTTATGCTCAACTATCAGGTCTTAAAGGCTATGTACTTTTCGCGGCGAAATCACAAGTTGGATGAGTGGCACGTTTTCTGCCGTTGGATCGAGACGCTGCCGCACTCAGAGTTCATCACGATGGGAGAAAGAATGTCATGAGCGAGGCGAACATGAAGTTCGATGAGGCAGTGGAGATCATCTCGGGCATAAGTGACTTAAAGCCGAGCGAAATGTCCGGTAAAGACCAGTTGGCGTTTGCGGCGGCATACCTCGCCTTTGCGGAGATGATGAAACCGTTTTACGAGAAGTACGTTCGTCCGAACAAGATGGACGGAATCGATGAGCTTATCAGGGCATACCTCGATGAGCGGGGAGGGAAGTAATGGGATTTCTCGCCAACGTAAAACTCGACCGATTGACTGAGAGCCAACCGTTACGGTTCCTCGCCCGAGTTAACGGTGTGCCGCTTCGGCACGTTCGGAGTGCCCACATCGACGTAGGTGTGGATCAGATTCCGAGAGCGACCTTTGAACTCAACAGCACGGTCCCGGAATTCGACTCGCTCTGCGACATTAGCTTACGGTTCTCCGAGGATGCCGTAAAACAAGCGGAGGGCGTGGTGGTTAAGGAGCTGGAGAATGATGCGGTCTACTACGAGAAGGTCCGCGAGGTCATCGAGATGGCGCTTGAATCACAAGATGTCTGCGGACTGCCGTTTGTCGGCAACAAGGACCTCTCCGAAATTGTCCTCCTGGAGCTCATGCATTTTGTACGGCAAAGGACGGTCCGCGTATGATTGCGCTTTACACGAAAGCCATCGCCACGGCATTGATTCTTTTCTGGGTGTGCGCGATTCTTGTGGCCGTCCAACTCCACGAAGAACCGGATAACATTTATTTGCTCCATCTCATGCTTGCGACGTTTCTGCTCTCAATCATTGCGATTTGGGTGACGGTATAGGGCTATCGCCAAACGGTAAGGCAACGGGTTTTGATCCCGTCATTTTCCCGGTTCGAGTCCGGGTAGTCCTGTTACGGAAGGCGGTTCTTTTTACTTCTTCCCGCCCTCTGTCCCCCGGGAGGCCATTCATGACGGCTTCCTCCTCCCCATTACGGCGAATGGCTGTGACTAAAGGGACCTCAAATGTCCCGATGGGGCTTTATCTGTTAACCGATTCCTGATCAAACCGGCAGATAAGATCGTCAACCATCTAAGGTTGACCTCCGCTTGCGGTTGTGCGGATCAATCGTCAAAATGGACACGGCACGGCCTGCTCGTGTCCTTACTGGAACTGGTGTAACGGCAGCACGGTCAACTGCGATGACGGTCACGGTTCGACTCCGTGGTTCTGGTCTCGGCGCGTTGGGGTCCCCGCCCAAAAATATTGAGAGAGGAGCCACCCTCCGGTGAATCTCTGGGACCCCACAAAGGGTGAGATATGGACAGACTGCAAAAATACAAGAATGTCATTGGCGCGGTTATGAAGGATGACCTTCGGCAATATGGGAATCTTTTAGACCTCTTCCAGTGCCTTTACGACTTAAAAAACGAAATAGGGTTTAAGGATCGCGCGGTTCAGAAGTATGCGATGAAGGTTAGCAAATACGGACATGAGATGTGCGACTATATGCTGACTTCATCTACGGACGGCGCGAATTTTTTTGAGCTTTACTGGCACTTCCTGTTGCTCGAAGCACCGTATCTCTTTGAGTCCTACATGCTCTACATGGAGAAGAACAGGAACCCGGAGAAGAGGTTCTTTGAACCGAGGCGAAAGACGCTGCAGACACCCGCGAATGACCTTCAGCGGCTGGAGGACGGGGAGTGGATTTATTACGGCTTGTCTCTTCCGAGCCGAGTCGGCAAGTCCACGCTCTGCATTTTCTTCATGTCGTGGATCATGGGCAAGCGACCGGGCAGTCACAATGCGATGGGTGGTCACTCTGGAATCCTTGCGAAAGGGTTCTACGAGGAACTGCTGAATCTAATCGAGACACCGGAGTATACCTACGCCGAAATCTTCCCGGAACTGCTGAGTTACGGTCACAAGGGTGTCGTGCAGAAGAAGTCTGCTGACCAGTTCACGATCAACCTGGGAGCACCGGACCGCTTCTCGACCATGACGTGCCGAGGCATTGACGGTACATGGACCGGTGCTATTGACGTCTCAAATGACGGCTATCTGTATGTCGATGATATCGTCAGAGACCGTGAGCACTCCCTTTCTCCGACGCGTATGGAGAACACGTATCAGGAGTACCTGAACAAAATGGTTGACCGTATGAATGACGGAGCACGGCAGCTGAACGTCGGAACGCTTTGGTCTGTACTGGACCCGATGGAAAGGACGAGAATCAAGTACCAAGACGACCCACGGTACTTTTTCCGCAGAATTCCGGCCCTTGACGAGGTCACTGATGAGAGCAACTTTGACTATGAGGTCAACGGCTTCTCCACGCAGTACTACCGGGAGATGCGGGACCGTCTCGACAACGCTGAGTGGATGGCGAAATTCATGCAGAAGCCGTATGTCCGTGAAGGTCTGGTCTTCCCGCCGGATGAACTGCACTACTACAACGGCGTACTTCCGGAGGGCGATTACCGCATCGTGTCCGTAGTAGACGTTGCTTGGGGAGGCGGTGACAGCACCTCGATGCCCATTGGGCGCGAGTACGAGAGTGGAGACGTCTATATCTTCGACTGGGTCTTCAACCGTGGCGCGAAGGAAGTCACGATTCCCCTCGTTGTAGGTCGTATCATGGCGAACGAGATACGGCAGATTCGGTTTGAGGCAAACAATGGAGGTGAACTGTACTGTCAGTACGTGGATGACCGCCTCCGTGAGAAAAAGTATAACTGTTCATGCACCTACAAGAAAGCTCCGTCGCGGATGGCGAAAATGGAGAAAATCATCATGTACTCCGGGGACATCAAGCGGAAATTCCATTTCCTCGCCCCTGGATATCGCACCGCAGAATATCAAGCCGCAATGGACGAGCTTTGCATGACGGTCATGGTCGGAGCGAACGAGCACGATGACGCTGCCGACTCCCTTGCAATGTTTGCGGAATTCGTGTCGAACGGGGCATCGAAACCGGCTATTGTGGTAAACAGCCCGTTTTGACCAGTCGAAAGGAGGACCTGTGTTATCCAAGAAGTGTTTAGTGAACTACATGGACACGCTGAAAGAGGTTGAGGAACTTGGCATTAAGATCAAGCGCCTTGAGAAGGAGATACAGTCCGCCGAAGATGAGCTTGCACGAATCGAGGAGAATGAGACCGTCAAGGACAAGGTGTATGGCGGCGAAGGTGGATGGCAAGGGTTCGTCATCGAGGGAATCCCGGTCCCGGAGTACTACACCAAGAGCGAAAAGCTCCGGCTGAAGAAAGCCTTGCTTGGTCAGCGCAAGTCAACCCTCGAACTGATTCAACTCGACCTTGTACGACAAGTCAAGGATGTCGAGATGTTCGTGGCAAGCTTAGATGACGCATATATCCGTCGAATCATCAACTTCCGCTTTGTTCAACGGATGTCATGGACGGCGGTCGCAATGAAGATTGGTGGGGACAACACCGCCGACAGTGTAAGGATGGCATTTACGCGATTCATGGAAAAAAGCTGAAACTTGTTCGTTATGTTCGGGTCTCGCGTCAGATAATTATAATAGCCCAAGTTGGCAGATTGGGAATCGTTCAAAGCAGAATTAATTTTAAAAGACATGCGCTGTGCCGTGATGAGCATAGCGCTTTTATTGTGTCCAGAACGGGGTATTGGCATATGCGTTTAACCATGCGTCCATCAGAACTGTTGGGTCGCCGCAAGATCCTGACAGACGAAAAGGAAATAACGGAGAGCAACGTCGTGGACGTACTGCGCAAAAGCTACGAAAAGCACAGGTTGAATGTCTACGACATGCAGTTTCTCATTGACTACGAACTTGGGATTCAGCCCCTTATGAGGCCGAAGCTGATTCGCCCTGAAATCGACATCCATGTTGCGTCCGGCGTCGCGAACTACATCAAGGAGTTCAAGCTTGACTACAACTGGTCCAGTCCCGCACTTCTCGTGAGGAAGGGCAACAAGGACCTGTTACTTGAGGGACATGAGGCAAACGATGATGCGATTTCGGCACTGAACAGCCTCTTGCAGAACAAGGAGCATATCGGGGCGAAGGACCTGATTATGGCTGAGTTCATCGAGGTCACGGGAATCGGTCACACGATGGTCGATATTTCAGTCGATAAAGACCACCTGTTCAACGATTACGCGCTTGACTCCCGTTATGCGTTCTGCGTCTATCATAACGGTCCGGGGCATAAAAAGCTCATGGGAGTGACGTTCGTTAAACGCGGCGGCAAGATTTTCTTCACGTGTTTTACGGACAAGCTGCGGTATGAGATCAGCGGATGGGAAATAACCAAAGTCGTTGTGAATCCGCTCATGATGATTCCGATAGTCGAGTATGAGCGCTCCGTTGACAGGACCGGTTCGTTTGAGCGGAAGATCTCCGAGATTGACGCCCTGAATATCATGATGTCCGACTACACCAACGATGTGTCTCAGAGGACACAGGAAATCTGGTGGGGCAATGACATTGAGTTCCCGAAGGACCAGACCACGGGCGAGACGATAAAGCCGACCAGTGGTCAATGGGTGCTGACATTCAGCGGCGGGGATAAGAACCCGAAGATTCAGCCTATGTCCAGTGCCTTCACGGGAAGCTCCACGCTTAATGCAATCACGGCATCGCGGACAAGGATCCTTCAGGACTGCAAGGTCCCGATTCAGTACGAGTCCTCCGGTGGCGGCTCAACAGGAACGGCTACCGACATGTCGTCCGGGTGGAGTGCCGCAGAGTTAGACGCCATGCGTGAACAGCAGATGACGGAACGAGGCAAACGGGAAGAGCTTGAACTCATCCTCCGTGCCATTAAGCTGCTTCCGTCAAGCGTTCTGCCGGAGACCAGCGAGTTGAGGAACATCGAGCCTACAGACGTCGATTTCCACTTCCCGCGCCGTAGAAACTACGACATGGCAACAAAGGCGAACTTCATGGCGACGCTCCTTGCGAAGGGATTCAACGGGCGGCACGTCATCAAGACGGCTGATGCTTTTGAGAACGCTGAACAGGTATGGGCAGACTCCAAGGACATGATTGAAAAGATTCAGGAGTCGATCGTGTCCAAGGAAGAGAGCAGTACTACCGACGACCTCGGTCTTGAGAACACGTCGCTCCAAGATAACTCGGACCAGTTAGGCAACAGTCCGATAGCGGACAAGATTTGAGGACTCCATGGCGCTTAATGTGAGCTCGTTTGACGAGTTGAATGTTCTGAACGACACGCAAAAAGCAGAACCGTATGACGAATACTTCGGCGTGATGGATATTACGGACGAGCAGAAGCAAAAGCGAATTGAACTTGCGGAGAAGCTCGAGGGCAATTTCCTGTTCGTCTTGGCACTCATGTTTGCCATGCAAAAGGACGGAGGCATTGACCGGGCTGTTATCCAGGAAGAGTTTGAGAAAGCCTACATGGACGGCATAGAAGGTGCTGTCGATGCTGACTCGTACATGGTCGAGCATATGGCTGCGTTCGCCGCATTTGTTACGGCTACGTCAATGGACAATGCAGACGACATCTACTACTACTCGGATGACCGCGCAATGTTCATGGCTGAGAATGAGTCGAACAATTCATACAACCATGATGAATTTATAGATGCCCTCGTTGCCGGTAAGACAACCAAGACATGGCACGGGGTGTTGGACAAGCGAGAGCGCAAGTCCCACGTCGCGATGGAGGGCAAGACCGTCCAGATTATGGAGCCGTTTGATGTTAACGGCAGCCTGATGCTTTATCCGGGCGACCAAGATACTTACGGAGCAGACCCGAAGGAAATAATCAACTGCCGGTGCTCCGTCGAATATCGGTAAAACGAGGTCCTTTAACGGGGCCTCTTTTTATAGACGACGTCCAGAGAAGGACGTTAATCCCACAAACTCGCGGAGAAGCGAGGGTAATCAAGCACACCATTATTCCGGTCAGAGAAGACCTAAAAACACGAAAGGAACTGCTATGAAAAAGAGTTTTGAAAACCCGTACAAGATGAACCTTCAGCTTCACGCTGGCGAAGGGAATCCCGGCTCCGCAGATGGTGCGGAAAACAACCCGTCGGACTCCGGCACGGACAATCCGTCTGTAGAGGATCTGCAAGCGCAACTTGCAGCGGAGAGGGCTAATGCCGCAAGGTACAAGGCCTCGCTTGACAAGACGCTTCAGGAAAAGAAGAAAGCAGAGCAGCAGTATCGCTCCACGCTTTCGGCTCAGGAACAGGCAGATATCGCCGCAAAGGAAGCGAACGAGGCAAGAGACAGGGAGCTTAACAGTCTTCGCCAAGAGCTTCAGATCATCAAGGCGACCAAGTCCTTCATGGGACTTCGGATGGATGAGAAGACAGCCGGTGAATGCGCGAAGTCTTTCGCAGAAGGAGCATCCGACAAGGTTTTTGAAGCCCTGTCAAAGCATGTCGATGCACTCATCAAAGCCGCAAAGGAAGAGGGACGCATGGAGCTCCTCAAGGAGCGCCCGGACATTAATGCCGGCAGCGGACCATCTGACGACAAGATGGCGCTTGGCAAAGAAAAAGCCAAAGCATCTGCGGCTCGTCTGCAACATGCAAACACTGACATCCTGAAACACTACACCTAACAAAGGAGATATTTATTATGGCAAGAGGCGATATGTCTTACACCTCCAACAGCCTTAATGTTGCTGTGGAGATCCTTAACCGCTCTCCGTTCGAGGGCGTTTCCTGCACGATTAATTTTGCAAGTGTTTCCAACACTGATTCTGCCACCGGCAAGAAGATCGTCAAGGCCGGCACTCCGATTACCGAGGCTGGCGTTCCGGCTACGGCAACTCCGTGGACTGGTGCGGCTGGCATCCTTCTGCACGACGTCTACGAGGACAGACCGCAGGGTACGATCCTGAAGAAAGCTTATATCAATTCTACGGTCGCTCAGGCTCACTCCGGTCTCACCTACAACGCCGCTCTGGTTGCTCTCTTCCCGATGATCGTGTTCGAGCCCGCAATTTAATCACCGAAAAATAACTAGAAAGGAAAAGCGAATATGAGAATTTCCGATATTTTCAGCGCAGCGACTGTTGCGGCTAACCGCACTGAAGTCGAGTCTAATAAGATTCCGTTCCTTGGCGAGTCCTTCTTCCCGAACCGCAAGAAGGTCGGTCTGGACCTCAAGTGGATCAAGACCCACAAGGGGCTGAATGCGATCCTTGCTCCGTCTAATTTCGATGCCATTCCGGTCATCAGAAACCGTGAAGGTTTCAAGATCGAGTCCACCCAGATGATCTTCTTCCGTGAGTCCATGCACGTGAAGGAAGAGGACATGATGGAGATGGCACGTATCCAGGATTCCAATGATCCGTATATCGCATCCGTGCTTGATGACATCTACGATGACACCAACACCCTTATCGATGCGGCTGATATTGCGGCAGAGGCAATGAGGATGCAGCTTCTCGCTACTGCCTCCGGTACTCCGCAGATCTCTATCGGCACCAAGGACAACACCATCTACACCTACAACTACGATCCGGACGGCACTTATGCCGCCACCCACTACGTTGCGCTTTCCGGCAATGCTCAGTGGAAGGCTGCGAACGCCGCGACCGCGAAGCCGCTGACCGACATCAACACCGGCGTTCAGTATCTGCGTTCCATCGGCGCGAATCCGAAGTACGCTCTGATGAACTCCGTGACCTTCAATGCGCTTGCTGACATCACTCAGATCGCAAACGCCCTGGTCACCATCTCCGGTACGGCTGTTAGCTACATCGACAACGACGCCGTGAGAGACGTGTTCGTCCGTAAGACCGGTCTGACCCCGCTGATTTACGACAAGCAGTATCTCAACTATGCGGGTCAGGCGACCAAGTTCTATCCGGACAATCAGGTCACCATTATCGGCGACGAGCAGCTCGGTTACCTGTGGAGAGGTACGACTCCGGAAGAGCGGACCCTTATGGGCGACCCGTCCGTCAATGTTTCCGTCCTTGATCGTGGCGTTGCAGTTGCGGTTAAGACCGAGGCGGGCCCGCCGGTGCGCATCATCACTTCCGTTTCTCAGCTTGCCCTTCCGTCTTACGAGGGAATGGACAGCACCTATGTCATCAAGACCGCATAAGAGGGTTAAAGCATGATTTTTCCGTACATCGTGAATCTCGACGGGGTGTATTACCCCGCCGGGACCGATGTCCCTTGCGAGGGGGCAAAGAGTGTAGCGGCTGACCCGACCCCGTTGAGAGATGAAGAGATCACGTTTGAAACGAACGCGGTATCATCGGACGCTCCGAGCAAACGCGGGAGACGAAAGGTCGGCAAGCGCTAAGAAAGAGGTGGCATTATGGATGAATTGCTTGCCAAGTTAATCACCTATGCCGGTGATGATTATGACGACTCTCAGGATGAGTTTCTTCGGACGCTTATCGATGATGCGATTGAGGAAGTGAGGAACGAAATGTATCCTCGCGGACTGTCAAGCGACGCTGAAATCAAGGCCGCAAATGCATTGGCGCTGAAACGATATCCTGGCGTTGTCAGAAGGATAGCCGAATATCACTATGACAAGCGTGGCGTCGAGGGCATGGTGAACTACACCGAATCCGGTTGGCAGACAACGTATTCCGATGCCGGAACGCCAAGGAGCTACCTCAGACAGATCATTCCTGTTGCGACAATAGTTTAAAAGAGACGGTGCGCGGCTTGTATCCTCCCGGCACGTCGCAGGGAATATCGCATTCGGTGGAGGGGAGCGGTATATGTCTCGAAAGGGAGAGCGCAATGAGGAGTCGATACACCAAGAAACAAGATATTTATTTTGCGGTCAAGACTGAAGCAAGCGATGCTGACGGCGACCTTGTAGCTACTTACGGCAAGCCAGAAATGCATCGCGGGACTGTGTCTATGACTGCGGGTCAACCGTTTGTATGGGGACTTGGATTCGTCCCGGCGTATAGCAGATATATCACTTCGTTTGACAAAAACTTTACCCCGACCGAGGGTATGGTTTGTTGGGTGGATGTGACTCCGACTCTTAACGCCGATGGGACGATTGCACTTGGTTCTGACGGCATCAGTCCTGTCGTTCCTCCTGATTACGTCATCAAGAGGATCATCAAGTCGCAGAAAGCCCCGCTCAGACGGTACGCATTAAGACGGCTTGACGGGACCGGACAAGAGGTGGATGAGAATGGCGCTTAAGACCATAAAAGCCAAACTCACGCAATCCTCACTGAATGATGCAATCGAGCAGATACGGGCGTACAAAAGAGAGATTCAGGCAAAGAATGAACTTCTTGTAAGCCGCCTTGCAGAGGTTGGAATCAATGTCGTTAAAACGACTATAGCCGGTGTGCCTCCTGAGCTCGCAGAGGGCGTTGGGACCAAACTGTATAGCATCAACAGTGACAGTAAGACTGTGACTGTCGTTTATGAGATGAATGGCGGGGAAAATGCCCTGTTCATCGAGTTTTCTTCGGGCTGGACCTACGGTACTCCACCAGGAGGATATCCGCTCCCCATTGGAGCTGATTACGGCGTCGGTACATATCCCGACCAAAAACACGCCTACGATCCGCATGGTTGGTGGTATACGGACAAGAACGGAGAATCAAGGCATACTTACGGCAATCGTGCTTACATGCCCGTGTATCATTCACTTCAAGCAATGATTATGGTTGTCGTCGAAGTAGCGAAGGAGGTGTGGTCATGAGCGACGTACTTGATAATCCAAGGGTCGCGTTATGGAACGCATGGAAGGTTCCGATGATAGCGCTTCTTGGCGAAAGTCATGTTTCGATGGATGCGGCTACAACGGCT